ACCTCAATGTCAGACGAACCAATCACAGTTGTTGTTGTGATGTGAGCTTTCGACAAGAAGCCAAACACCCCAAGAGAGGTTATTAATGAAAGAACGATAATTGCAGCTGTTAGGTAGTATCTGATAGTTGCAGGCGAGTTTGACCAATACCGAGACAACCACGATGTGCATGCTACTTTAGCTAACTCGATACTCGAGGCCATAACAACAATTGGCCAAAATGCACCAGCAAAAATCATAGTAAGTCCCATGACAGAATAAAATCCTGCCACCGATGCTATGATGAGTCAAATTATATAATTGATATAATTGTTCAACTTTCTACAATCCTATCAATTCTTTCAATGAATTCCTTGACTTTCTCGACACGGTTAGGCCAGTACAAATAACTTTTTTCTGGACTTTTTGACATATTAATTAACAGTGGCATAATTGCTTTGTACAGCTGTTCCAGTTTGTCTTGGTAATTTGTTTCAACCTGTTCCAGTTGTTTGGATTTGACCTGAAGATCTTGATGAAGTTTTCTCTCAATTTCTTTTAATTCATCTTCACTGACAGCCGAAAATCCAAAATCATCTTCGAAATCCAGATCGTTTTTATTAGGTTTGATTATCATTGAAAGAAATCCTCCACTGTATAATGTTTCTCTGTTTTCCATCCTATTGCAGTCAATATCGTTTTAATAGGTTCGAGAAACGATTTTTCAAACTGCTTTTCATAGTCGATATACGATTCAAGCTCTAACTCAGCGGGAAGAAAACCTGGTGTTGCAAAAACATTGTTTTGCAGTGGGTTAGGCATTTTCATGTATGAAAATTTTATTTTGTCACCATCGTTTATCAAATTGTATTTAGCTTCTAGATTGTATTTCTTTACAAACATGTTGTATAAAATAGTTCCTCTCACGTGTATAGGACATGCTGATTTAATCTCGTCATGATTCACCCATTTGTTTATGTTTTGTACTGAACGAGGGAATGCTATTTGTTCAAACGGCAACGTTTCAAATTTCTTCTTGAATTCATCGATGTATTGTATTACTGATTGCTCATCTTCTCCCATAATAACTTCAAGAGCTTTTTTAATGCTATCGCGACATGCTGAAGGTGTTGAAGAACGAATTGCTTCTATTCCCTGCATTTTCAATTTAGGCTGCTTGAACCTCACACCTTCATTATCAAACACATTTAGAATATAATGTTTTTTACCTGTCCATATGCCTTTATCAGCAATTGCTTCTCGTTTCATTTTCATCTTTTGTTGATAGGCATTGACCAAAACACCCAATTGATTGTAAGTTTCGTCGATAAAAGGCTCGAATATTTCTCTACAATCGTTATCAAGGATGTCGATCATATTCTCATTAGCAACATCATTATGAAATTTCTCAACATATTTCTCAAGATCAATGTACATCGAGTCAGTATCACAAGCAATCACGTAATCGACATTATTTGATCCAATTTTATCATTTAACCATTGATTGATATGTTTTTCCATCCATCTAATAGACAGTTGACCAGATAAAGTAATCGACTCAGCATATTTACGATCAAACCACCTGAAGAATTTATTTCCGAGTGCACCATAAGCACTATTCAGCTGAATCTTTTTTGCTAACTGCATATTCTGACACCTAGCAATCTCGTTACGAAGTTCTACAGTAGGAGTTTTTTCAAATTTCTTTTTTGCCTCAATCATTCTCTCCTTCCATACAACCCGATCGTTATACATCTTCTCCATCAATTCAGGTAAAAACCCCTGATGACTACGATTAAACATACAACCAGAGCCACAAAATGTAACGTCATTATCTTTCAACTCGTTTTGTAAGTCTTCATCTCCCAATTGACCTTCAATTAGTTTATCAATATTAATATTTAATTTTCTACCAACGTAGGTTTCTGGCGAAATATTATATTGCATAATAAGATGAGGATATAGGCTATTCAAATCAAACGACACGACCCATTTATGAAGTCCTACTAGCGGATCTTTAACATATGCACCCTGTATTCCCGAATCTTCAAGCGTTGATCGTTGATCTGCATATGGTTCAAAAAATGGTACAACAATTTTTTTATTACGTAAATGATTGTGAATAATAATGTCCCACATTCGCACAGTCGTTTGGGCTTCGATTAAATTAACTTTACCGTCGTATGCCAGAGCACACACTTGCTCAATCAATTTAAGTTTTTGTTCAAGATCATATACAAGATCAACGTCTTTAATATTATAATTAATGAAATTCTGAAAGTCTTTTTTGTAAAATTCATCTAGCGTTTCAAAACCAAGAGCTCGAAAATCCAACTTCTTTTCTCCCAACTCCATAAACGCTATATGATCAAGTTTGTAACTTTCTTGAGGTGTATAAGAAAACTTTTTGTACAAATTCAAATAGTCAAGAATTGCAATTCCTGCTGGATGATAAACTACAGTTTCGCCATATGTTGTTTGAAACTTTCTTTTCTCAATCAGCTTGAAGGGAGAGAGTTCCGTTGCTTTATCGTAATCAAATATTCGTTCTATTCGTTTGAACAAATACGGAATATCGAACTGTTCAATATTCCAACCAGTAACAATATCTGGTGAAAACTGGCTTGATTTCCACAATATGAGGAATTTGTTTAATAGATCCTCTTCATTCTTACACTGAAAATACTGAGTGTCATCTTGCTGATTTTTGTATTGCTGAAGTCCAAGAACAACTCGTTTATTATTTTTACGAATCGTGATAGCTGTCACTTGTTTGTTGGCGGCCGCCAGATTTGGAAAACCGTCTTCGGAATCAGTCTCAATATCAAGAACAACTACTGATAATGCATTGAAATTGTAGTCAATAGTTCCTGGATATTCATCGTTGATGAAATTGTGTATTAACTCGAACGGACGAGCACCTAACCCGTAGAACTTGAAATTTTCTACACCTGTATGATTTTCTATAAATTCAATGTAATCATTTCTCGAATCGAAAGATATTTTTGCTACTGATTTCCCATCGAGGGTCTTATAGTCAGATTTGTATGTTTGATTTGAATTTGTTACAAAAGCATACGGTTTACAACGCTGGGAACGTACAACACGTTTACCATTATCGTATTCGCGAATATGAAATAGGTTTTTTCTAATATCATAGCTGACATTCACATAAAATCGCATTATTAACACCCTCAGAAAAAGAGTTGTATATCATACTACAAACAACATACAAAGACAACAAAAAAGGGGCCTAGGCCCCTTTTTTGATCACGAAATTTTATACTTGTTACAAGACGATTTAAATCGTTTTGCCTCATGAATAAAATTTACAAATTGTGTAATTTTTGACGTAATTGTTTTAAGTATGTGCATTTTTTTCCGTTGAAATGTTAAGTGGTGTGTTATTTGTCGACTGTGTCTGGTTTGATATCGATTTTTTTTGGCTTTTTGTGTTCAGGAATAATATGTTCAAAAAATATCTTTAACATCCCATTGACGAGATCTGCATCTTTGACTTCAATAGTGTCTGTCAATGCAAACGTACGAGTGAAAGCTCGAGTTGCAATTCCTTTGAACAAATAATTTTGATCATCATCTTTGGTGTTTCCTTTGATGATCAATTTTCCGTCGTCGAGAGTTATATCAATATCTTGTTTTGCAAACCCCGCTACAGCCATCTCAACCACATATCGGTTTTCATCGATTTTTTTGATATTATATGGAGGATAACCTGGAATGCTTTTCGAATATTCGTCATGGATTTTCGATAACTTGTTGAAATGATTGTCAAATCCAACATAAAAAGGCTCAAATTCTTTTGCCCAGTCCTGACCAAACGCTTGTGCTAGTGATTTAATGTTACCCATTTTTATCTCCTTGTTAAGCAAGTTAAATTAAAATTGTGATTCCTTTCGGCAATCACTAATAGTATATATAAAAGTTTGTTGCAGGGCAACAATTATTTTTTCATGTAGCTGGCTTTTCGTTGGGTTTTTTCGATGAGCTCCCAATTATTTTTGAAAAGTATTTGCTCTAACTGATCGTGTGGATACAGTTCAACATCATCAAAAACCCACATAGACCCAGCAACGGACCGAGGATCAAAAAAATCAACTTCTTTTTTGAGTGCTTCTAACGTGTGAGGTCCATCGAAAAACACCAATGCGTATTTGTTTTCAATGATTTTATATTGATTGTAGAACGGAACTCCGTCAGAAAATCGGTTGAAAAACTCAATGTCTTCGAGGCAATGAAACACCACGTTGATTGGTTTACCTTGCAAATATTCGTAAATAGCTGGCAAAGTCTCGTTCCGCATATCATTTGTATAATCAAGCTTCAGAGGTCTATTACCCTCCAACTCCCCAGGATGGTAGTCAATATTACCGTATGGATCGATACAAACAACATTACGACCAAAATTTCCCCTTGATATTAGCGCATCAACAATTACTTTAAGACTGCCACCGCGCCTCGTTCCTATTTCGCATACTATTCCAGGAACGTTTTTGATTAAATTAACACTATTTGATAAAACATGATAATCTAAACTATCTTGTTCAAGTCCCCTCACCACTCTCAATTGCATAATAGCTCCTATCGTTTACCAACATTATATTTTGTCACTAGTTCCCATTCATTTTTTTCTTTGTACGTTATTACCTTTATTTGACTTAGAGGTGCTTTGTTTTCCGAGGATTTCTGCGCGTTGACCAATTTAACGAGTCCCCACTCTGCCAGCAAATTGGCAATAGTGTTTCTACGACCGATATCTTCCTCTGAAAAATTTGTAGATTTACCATCTAAAGCAAACAATTCTTTGAAATGTACAATGTAATACTTGCCTTGCTTGTGAAGAATATGGCAACTCTGAAAAAGCTTCTTGTCTTTCCGAGATGCTACACCGATTCGGGTCAATGTTTCCCTCACTTTAAGAAACGAATCCTCATCAATCAATGTCACTTCTACTAAACTTTCTATGTTCATGTTCCACCTTTTTGTAGTTTTTGTTTTACAAGGTTTACTTGATCACTAGAAAGTAACGATAACGCCTCCGCTGTTTTACTGTTGTTTAGCTGAAAATACTCCTGTATAGCATTAAAATCGTCACTGTCTACCTTCTTTACCCATTTTGCATATCGCTTCAACGGCCGAATACTATTTAGATAAAAATCATATTGCAGCTTATTATCAATTATTGGTAGACGATTGATCTCATTGCTAAACATTATTGTGTCTTGAAAATAAGAAAGACCCTTATTGACAAGGAACGGTTTATAGAGCTTTTCAGCCAATTCTGGACTATCACTATTGCGGATTATGTCCTTTTTCGATTGAGAAACGGAATTAATAAAATCAAACGGGCTCATATTGGCTTCATTTGCTCGTTTGTTTAAATACACAATCAACCATTACTTGCGTGAAGAATGCGACCAAATTTATCTCTTGATCAGCAACAAACGCTGCTTTGTATTGATATTCTCCTATAATTAATACCAACTGAGGTATACTTGACGGTTGCAAATATTCAGACGCACTATCATAAAACTTTCGAAAAAGAACTGCGCTGTCAACATCACTATTCTCACCAACCCATTTACGTACTCCAGTAAACGATTTGTCAGCCAAAAAACCAACTAATTGTTTGAAAGATTGATCACTGAATGATGTGAGAACCCCCACATCTATCTTACCACAAGCAGAATATCGTTGAAGTTCGTTAAGTGACCTTCGCCAATCAGGAAAGTGATTTGTAATTAACGTAGCAACAACTTTCTCTTCGAATTCTATCCCTTCAGCGCAGAGAATATCTATAGTTCGACGGAGAAAACTGGCTGCCAGTTTTGGCTTTTCTTTATTGTCAATTTTGAAATCAATGACACTGCAACGGGAATGCAGAGGTTCAATAATCCTGTTCTTCAGATTACATGTAAGAATAAAACCACAATTCTGACTAAATTCTTCCATGAAATTGCGAAGAGCAGGCTGGGTTGAATTGGGATTCAAATAATCAGCTTCGTCAAGAATTACATACTTGCGACCCCCTGTAAACGAAACAGTCGATGCAAACGTCATGATATCGTTCCTCAACGTATCAATATTACCATTCAACGATCCGTTTATTATCGTATAATCACAACCAAGTTCTTTCAGCATAGCTACTGCAACAGAAGTTTTTCCGACGCCAGCTCTACCAGATAGAATTAAGTTAGGTATATTTTTATCATCAACAAATTGTTGAAACATTTGTTTAAGGCCAGCTGGAAGAATACAATCTTGAACAGTTTCAGGCCGATACTTCTCAGTCCACAAAAAATCATCACGAATCATTTTAATTTCACTTTGTAAATGTAGAGTTCTTACCAACAACAGCAATCCAATACTGAATATCCCCCCCTTTAAAACTAGATATTCCTCCAGCAGATATTGACACTTCATAATCTTCTGGCAACAATTTGAAGTGTTCCCCTTTAAACGTCATTTTGAATTCGTGCGGTGTTGTTCCAACTTCAACTTCATACCTATCATTTACTTTCTTTTCCACATCCATAGCAGCCAACCTGACTGTCTGACGATCCCCCAGGACACAAACAGCTGGCAACTGCAACACATTCAATGCCTTCATCAGACCGATATATGTAGACTGATCCATTTTAAAGTTTATTTCCGCATTACTCAACGATATCGTTTTATCCACAATCATTTTTTGATCAGTGTAATAAAAGCTGATTGTTTGTTTGCCATCAATAATTTTCAGATGGTTAGTGTCAAACTGAATATCGGGATCATCAAACAGTGATAATGTACCAAGAAATCTCGGCAATTCATATATCGCACATTCAATGTCAAAAGTTTCGTTGATTTGAGCCCTAGCCAAAATCTCCTTGTTTGGAGATATTGTTGACAGCACATTTCCTTTCCGAAAAACAATCGACTTGTTTATTGAAGCAAAATTTTTCAATATCTGCAGAGTTCTTGCACTCAATTTCATAATATAATACTCCTTTCAATGTACTGAATAATCAACTTGTTTGTCTAGCTGATAAAGCATCGCTGCTTTTTTCGCTGATTCGTTTAAAAATTGAACAACTCCTTCTTTACCAATTGTTACTTCATAGCATCTTACCGAAGATGCAAACAACAAACTGGCAACAAACAGTAATGAGTTATAATCTGTTGTGTATCTCTCTATCAAATTGTTTAGATCATCTTGAAGTTTATCAGCCTCGGGGTGAATGTCAGTTAACCGTGTCATGATTTCTTACCCAGCTTGCCAGAATCTGCTGTCGCAGAAGCACCAATCGATGCGAGATCTGCTAAACTACCACCAAAAACATATGAACCCACATGACTCAGTTTCATCCACGGACAAAACCAAACTTTCATGTTTGCTTTCTGAACGTTGTAACAAAACATATAATCTTCTGATAGATACCGCTTCGATTCAGGGTCAATAATACAATCGAAGTATGCCATAATTTCACGTGATCCATCAAAAGCAGCAGTCCTAACATGATCAGGTTTGTATGATTGAAGAGGAAAGAATTTACCATATTCCTCAAACGTTCTACGTCGAATCATCATAAAACCGGTGCCGATTTCCCTTACTTCAACTGGTTGACCAAGAGGAATTTCTGTCTGACCGTTCTTCGGATTAAAAACGTAGTCGCCGACATATTTTTCCAATGTTGATGGATCTTCGTCGGCCACCCCTTTGTCTACAGCCTGCTTAATCTTCTCCCATGAAATACATTTCTTGGGATATGGGCCACCCATAACATCATAGTCAGATTCTTCTGTCATCAATGCCAGCAAAGCAATAACGTCATTAGGATCGAATCCAATATCACTGTCAATAAACATCATATGTGTAGCATTCGACCTCATGAACTCGTCAGCACAATAGTTACGAGCTCGGGTGATTAGTGATTCGTTAAACAAAAAATACAATTGCACCTGAACCTGATACCTTGCGCATATTGCTGTGAGATCAGCAATCGATCGCGTGTACATACCTGCGCACTGACCACCATACATCGGAGTGGCGACGAACAAACGTCTTTTTTGAAGCTCACCCAATTCAACCTTTAATTCCATCTTCACCTCCATATTTTTTATCATGTTCTTTTCCGATGCCATACGAACCATCATACATCGACAATGTTTCAGCATCAAAAGAGAGATATTGTCCAATTCTTGTACCAGGTTTAATCCGCATCGCACCTACCGTAACATGCATTACGCCAGCCATAATCCCGTGATACCCAGCATCATATAAACCTGAGGTCAGAAACACACCATTTCGATTTAATGTTGATCGAGTAATAACCCACCCAGCTTCACCTTCTCCCACATTTATAACATTTTCCATCACAACTTCATAATGACCTGGATCGAGCTGAAAATAACCTTCGTCATTCGGTTGTAGCTCTATTGTTCCCCTGTGTCGTTTTTGTTGTTCATCAATAATGAATACATCTGGCTTGATCAAAAAAACTTTTCCCAATCGAAGGTCAACAGCATTGGGTTGAATATCACCTTTCTCGACATTCGTCAATTTCGATTTTGATTTGGCTCCCATGATATGTTTCATTGTTTGATCCTTTTCATATCATCAACACGCATCATCATTACCAAATAATGAACAGCTTTCAACAAGTCTCTTCGATTACGACCATCTTTCTTTCCGAATCGCAGAATGTATTTCATTGCGTTGATTTTTGCAAATGCCTCGAGTTCATCGTCTGAAACAATATCAATCAGCTGTACTTTGTCTGAGTCAGCATTATCAACTGCATAATGTTGTGCATATGTTCCCTCAATATAATATCGAATCTCATTAAGTATTTCGTCTTCACCGTACTTAAACACATTACCCTCCTATCATTTTGTTTATCGTGCCAATATTAGCAATTACATTGCTGTGATTGATATTATCATCGATACTATATGAAAAATCAACTTCTTTCTCGAATTTTCCGTCCGAAAGACCAGTGGGTGAATTGTCAAACCGTTTGCCATTCAATCCAAGCCAAATAGCTGCACTCGAGTCCCACGAGTAGATGTATTTGTGAAAAGGTTTGAGTAGTTCAATTTCATTTGGTCCGTCCGTCATTCCAAGACAGTGGAATCTTTTCCATGCAGTAGCTGTGTAAAGAAGGCTACGGTTTTCAAGCTCTTGAAATATTTTCCATCTTGCTAGATACCGTTGAAGTTTATATGCCGATCCACGATCACCACTCGACATCTTTTCATCAATACCTAATGAGATAGGACAACCAAGAATTGAAAGCCCAATCAAGTCAATTTGCATGTTACCGAGAGCCCATTCAATGCTACGAAGATATCCATCAAGATCACCAATATCACTTTGAGGTACAAAAAACGTGCTGAATCCGTTGTCACGAATTTGATCACCCATTGACTTAGCTTGATCGACAGTTTTTACCCACGATTCGCGAGGATAATCACTCATCACAATATAATCAGCTCTGCACTTTTCACCCATCTCAATTAATTTTGATGGTTCATACATTGGGCGACCTTGTTTGAACATCTCAAAAGCAGAGTTGTCCATAATTTTGTCTTTACCGTCGTCGATATTCGCATAGAAATCCCTATATGCGCTATCACTTTCAACAAGATGGGCAAGAATAAGATGAGCACCGTTATAGGATGCATATGTTGAAAGATATTTTGTTGGTGCTATATGACAAAATTTAATCATTGTTTACCTCATTATTAAAATAAATCCTGCATCCATTTTCACCGTCTTCAGACACCTCAATTATATATATCCGTTTTGGGTATTTGTTTTTAATATAGTCTGAAAGTTCGTGAGCAATCATTTCACAAGATTTATTATTCAACTGAAGTGTTTCACTACTAAACAAATTCTCCAACTCACGTTTGAACATGATGAATTCAACTTCACGGTCGTTATGGAACACTTCGAGCTCTACTCTGAAGTGAAACATATGCCTGTGAGGATATCCTAAAAATTTCACAGACTCTAAACTGGGGGTCGTCAAAGCTGCAGGATAACAATGAATTCCTTCGCGTTGAAACGTCACCCATATAAACGAATTAACCATAAAGTTCCTTTGTATATTTTTTAACATTGTTAAATATTTCCAAAAGTTGTTGTTCAGTCATTCCATTTGATAGTGTAAACATTTCTGTTATTCCAGACAACCCATTGAAATAATTGTCTGGTTTATTAAAATACGATTCAAGTCTGA